CAGAACGGTAATGCCTTGGTTATTACCTTTAACATCGTTAAGACAACCGCCGTAGCACCTACTTACAAGAAGAAAGGAGCATCAGGCTGGGTTGCCACTACTACCCCTACAGATATCAGCAAAGCCCTCGGCATTGTTGGTAGTGACAGTGAATTGCCATCAGACGCAAAGAATGACGATGTGTACGGAATAGACAACAACTATTGGTACTCTCGCTTCACTACTAAGTCGGCTCTTCACTAATAGGCATTCAATCTCATAGCTTTCATTTATATCTATTTATTTTTGTTTATTTCATATTAATTTGGTTGAAAACCTCCTTGGGGAGGGTGGCAGCAAGCGAGCCGCTGCCCTCCCCTTTTCATTCTAAGGGAGCAGGGAAAGAAACCGAAGCGGAGCGACACCGCAGCGACCCACTTTTTAACTATAAGACGACTTATTTTATTTTTATGGCAACAACAACCAATCAACCACCTTTCGAGCAGAGAGTAGCAGAAGCGATACTTCAGGGTAGCCTTAAGGGCAAAGCCTTTGAGGTAGGAGGCGAGAAGTACACCGTTACAGAGCCTACACCTGCAACACTGATGATGGTGTCTGCTGAAGTGGCTAAAATGCCACAAGTGAACGCCGACACAGACAATGTTCTTCATGAGATTCTAAGGACGGCAAAAGACACGGAAGTATTAGGCAGAATAGCGGCTATCCTTATCATTGGTGCAAAGCGTATCAAAGAACACCGTCAGAAGCCTATTTATTTGACCCCTGAACGCCTAAACTTCTTCAAGCGTATTACTACACCATTTAGGAGAAAAGGACGCACTGTGGAAGAAATAGATTGGCTTTCTGAATATCTACTCGAAAACGTCACCATCAAAACACTTGCTGAACTTATTTCCGTAAGGTTAGCAGAAATGCAGATCGGTGATTTTTTCGGTCTTACCACTTCCCTATCCGCAGTAAACATCATAAAAGCGACCAAGGAAGTGGAGGAGACAGTCCATGGGGAATAGTCTACAGTTGGGCTAAGAATATGGGGTGCAGCGTGGAGCACGTACTCTATGATATGAGTTATCGCAATCTTTTGCTTTATTCCGCTGCAACACCGCAATACGATGACGAAAAAAGCACCTGGGATAGCAGCTTAGACGCTAATAACCCCGACAACTTCACTTCAGGAGGATCAGGAAGCGAGGAAGCAGACGAAGACGAAGAATATGAAGAGGAAGACGAAGTAAGAGTAAAAGACTTCTAAGCAAGAAGCACAACGACAAAACAAAAAGACAAGGAGCAACGCAAATGAATGTAGGTGACAACGGACAAGAGAACTTCACTATCACCATAGATGACAGTCAAGCGAGGAACCAAGCGCAACAGACGGCGCAATCTTTTGCTAACATAGGCAGAGAAGCCGAAGCAGCAGGGCAGAAGATGGATAATGCAGTGGGCAAAATGGGGTCTGCTGCATCTGACGGGGCTAAGGGCGTGAAGAAACTCAATGAGCAACTTGATGATCAGCAGAAAAAGTTGTCAGAACTTGATTCTCTGATAGCCAAGTACACCGCACGTCAAGAAGACTATAAGAAAAAACTGTCAGACCTGCAAAGGCAATATCAGCTATCCAAGCAGTCGCAAGGCGAGTTTGCCGAGGGGACTAAGACCCTAAAGGCTATGGTCGACGAGATGACGGGAACCTACAACCGAGCAAGCGCAACGCTTGATCACTACAAGTCAGAGAAGCAAAGAGCATCCAAGACCGCAGAGCAACTCAAAGGGGCTATTCAGAACGAAGCATCAGGGATAAGCGATGCAGCAAAGAGTATCAGGAACGCAAAGCAGGAAACGGAAGGCTTTGCCGATGTCAACAATTCACTGCTTAAGACGCTGAAGAACGTAGGCTTTACCGTGGCGGGTGGTATGGGCTTGAAGGAACTTGCCTCAAAGGTTGTAGAGGTTCGTTCGGACTTTGAAAGCATGGAAACATCCCTCGGCGTGTTGCTTGGTGGAGATAAGGGGAGACTTAACGACCTCATGGGGCAAATTAAAGACTATGCCCTTGCATCACCACTGAACACAAAAGACATGGTAGGTGCGGTACAGATGATGACTTCCTTTGGTATTGAAGCTGAAAAGTCCATTGGCTACCTAAAGGCGATAGGCGATATTTCCATGGGTGATTCAGGGAAATTCAACTCCCTTGCACTTGCTTTCTCACAGATGAGTAGTGCAGGGAAGTTGATGGGACAGGACTTGATGCAGATGGTTAATGCAGGCTTCAACCCACTCGAGGAGATTTCACGCAAGACGGGCAAGTCTATCGGCGAACTGAAGAACGAAATGTCAAGCGGTGCTATCACTTCTAAGATGGTACAGGATGCGTTTATATCTGCAACCTCCGCAGGTGGAAAGTTTTATGGTATGGCGTCAGAGGGAGCAAAGACCCTTAGAGGTCAGCTTTCTATGTTAGGGGAGCAATTCGACCTTACATTTAACGAGATAGGCACAAAGGCTGAACCCATTATACTAAACTCTGTTAAGGCAGCGACATCCCTCGTTGAGAACTACAAGCAAGTAGGCATGGTACTGACGGGCTTAGTAACGGCATTCGGAATCTACAGAACCGCCGTAGCCATTGCCACGGTTACAACAAACGGATACACCATTGCTGAAACGCTTGCCTATACCCGTATGTTGCTCTTTGAGAAAGCGCAAAGGATACTTAACGCTACCATGTTAGCAAACCCTTATGTTCTAGCAGCGGCAGCCTTAGGAACGTTGATAGGCGTGATGATTGCCGCTAATGATGGACTTACAGACATTGAAAGGGCACAGAAAGCCTATAATGATAGATTGGCAGAGGCAAGGGAACGCCAAGAGAAGTATAACGAAGAAACGCAAAGAGCAATAGACACGGCAACGAGTGACGCCTCGGCAACGAACGAGCGAAAGAACGCTATGAATCTGCTCATTTCCCGTTACCCGTCCATTATTAAAAAGTACATAGACGAAGAGGGGCATTTAAGAGATATCCTCGGGTTAAAGCGTGAAATTGCAGCTATAGACGGGCAAAAAGTTGTCCATGGCTATTATGCGGATGGTAGTACTGCTAAGCGTGCTGCACGTGCTTTCGCAGCCGTACAGAGAGCCAAGAGGCAAGCAATACAAGGTGGATTCGGTGAGGGACAGTATACGCAGTTCTTAAGCCCCGAGGAAAAGAAAGAAGAAGCCTTTGCGAATGATTGGTACGAACGTAATGCTAAGCCATCATGGTATCATGCGGGGTCAACGGAGGAAAGGCTCGGCTTTGCAAATAATATTAAAAAACTTGCCTTCTATACGGGGCAGAGAAGAAACGCCGCTAACAAGGTCAAGAACTACCAAGACCAAATAGCAGGCATGTCTAATACTCAGCTAAAGCAGATGGCGCAAAACCTTAAGAAGCTGCAAGGTCAGATAGGTGGTAAGGGACAAAAGAAGTACGTTCGTCTTACCTACAAGGGGTTAAGTGGTGCTTTGCTTTCACAATCAGACCTCAAGAACCTTTCTACCCTTGTAGATGGTGCATCATCAGCAAGACAGAATAGCCCGACCTATAGACAGTCTGTAGGCTCGGCTAACAAAGACTATCAGGCAGCACAAAGCGAACTGAAGCGACTTCTTAACAATTCCAAAGCCACGGCAGGGCAGGTGAAAGCGGCACGGGATAAGGTAAAGGCTGCATCTGATAAGATTTCAGAACTTACGGGTACATCACCCGAGGCGGCGGCTAAAGATGCAACGAGAGCGGCGAAAAAGCAGGCTTCAGAAGCAGAGAAAGCCAAGAAGAAAGGACAACGGGACGCTGAAAAGGCTGCAAAGGACGCAGAGAGAGAAGCCGAGCAGGCTGCACAGTTAAGAGAAAAGAGCCACACTCTACAAGAGAAATGGGATAAAGAGGATGCGGATACGCATCTTAAGGCGATACAAGCACGCACAGAGGCTGATCTCGCAGCAGAAAACAACGCACACGAAAAGGAACTTAATCAGCTGAAGAATAACCACGAAAAGGAATTGCAGCAGATTAATCAGCAGGAAGAAGACTATAAGAAGTCTAATTTTCAGCGTGCAAAAGAGAAATGGGACTTAACGAACAAGGATAAGAAAAGAACTTTTTACGACACCAAGGAGGGTAAAGACGGGTGGCAAAGTCAGAAGCTGACGGATGATCAGTCAAAAGCAATACAAGCCGCCATAGAGAAAGAAAATAAGACATACGAGAAGACCGTAAACGAATCAGAACGCAAGGTGCTCGGTGACAGACTGTCGTCACTTAATGACTACCTGGAGCAGTACGGCACGTTCCAACAACAGAAATTAGCCATTGCGACTAAGTATGCTAAACAGATAGCAGACGTGCAGGCATCAGCAGACGATGCAGACACTAAGAAGTGGAAGATTGCTAAGCTGCACAAGGATGAGGAAAAGGAAAAAGCGGAAGTTGATTCCAACGCCATACTTGCAAAAATAGATTGGTACACCGTATTTGGAAACATTGGAGGTATTCTCAAAGGCTCCTTAGAACCACTACTTAAGAGCCTCAACGAATACACGAGTACCAAACAGTTCCAACAGTTAGGAGCAGACAAGCAGAAAACTATACTTGACGCTATGGAGAACATACGTGGTCAGGTAGGGACGAACTCGGATGTTAGTTGGAAAGACCTTGCAAGCGACCTTACAACGTACCAGGATGCAGTAAGAAAGGCAGCTGAAGCAGAGAACGAACACCAAGCTAAAATAGAAGAATACAGTTCAGAACTTGACGCTTTAACGAAGAAGTTAAAGGACGCTGAAAAAAGCGGTGATGTGTCAGCCATGTCAGCTATAAGCAAACAGATGGCGGACATTAACGACAAAATGACAGAAAGCGGCTTGCGTGTCACAGAAGCGAACCAAGAGGTTACACAGTCGGCAAACAAGCTATCCAAGACTACAAAGAATGTAATCAAGCCTATAGACGACATTCACGTATTTCTTCAGACGGTGGGCTTTTCAGATCTGCAAACGCTTTGGGATAGCTTTAATTCCCTTAAAGGTGCAGCCGATGGACTAAAAGCCTTAAACAAGGCAGCTAAAGCCTCTAAGGAGTTAGGAGAATCAGCAACACAAGCAGCAGACGGAGCAAAGGAATTAGGCGAAGTCATAACGGATGCAGGGCAACAGACCGCTACTGCACTTGTTGACGTGTCAAAGAACGTCACAGATGCAGCAGACAAGATAAGCGGCGTCGTGGATAAGGTATCCGATGCAGCAAGCAAGACGGGCGAAGCCGTTACAAAAGCAGGAGCAGCAGCGGGGCAAGTAGCGGGAGTAGTCGGGGATGCGCTTTCAAAGGGACTATCCAAAGCGGGGCTTATAGGGCAGATTATAGCCGCTATATTGAAGATATTAGACGTCCTCAAAGACGGTATCGGTCCGATTGTTTCGTCTCTCATTGATTCTATCCTTGGAGCAGTAGCAGGAATAATCAATAATATTCTGTCAGGTAAGTTCGTGACGCAAATCATCGGTTCCCTTGTAAAGGGTATAGGTAATATTCTAAATTCTATTGTCGGAAACCTCGCACACATACTGTCATTTGGAGCAATAGGACGTGATGCGGGGAATTGGTTTAAGAATAGCAATGCGGACGAGATCAACAAGCGTGTAAAGGCACTTGAAGAATCAAATGACCGCCTGAAGAGTTCCATTGACAAGCTAAAGAACACCTTAGAGAGTAGAAACGGTATGTCAGCCGTCAAGACTTATGACGATGCAAGGGAAAAGATGCAGAAAGTCATTAGTCAGACGATGGATATCGTGCATAACAAGATGGACTACCACGATGCGCACCACTCCAACGCTTCAAGATGGAGCATGGGAGAGGATCGTTACGCACAGATTAACGACCTTATAAACAAGAATCGGGGCAATTATAACGAACTCGCCACGATGTATGATGTCCATAGCCTGGAAGATATATACAAGCTATCCCCTGAACAGATGGACGACATCAGAAAGAATTTGTTTGACGTATGGGACGAGATAACCCACACGGGGCGTTATAATTGGTCAGAGCAGTGGAACAATTATGCAGACTTAAGCGGACAGTATGACGAACTAAAGAAAACGTTCAGGGAGAAACTGACGGGTATCAGCTTTGACAGTATGCGTAACAACTTTGTGGACAACCTTATGGACATGAGCAAGAAAGCAAGCGATTGGACAAAAGACCTTAACAAAATGTTCGCAAAGAGCCTCCTGAATTTTGCCATTGGAACAGAAATGGACGACAAACTCCGTAAATGGTGGACTAATTGGGCAGACGTTATCAAGAAGCAGAACGGCGACCTTTCACAGTCACAGATTGACGGAATGAGGCAAGAGTATGACGGCTTTATTTCAGAGGGTAAAACCATCCGTGACAGAGTATTCAAGGTAACGGGAGCAGATAAGGAAGCCTATTCGCAAGATAGTAGTAAATCGGTGCTTCAAGGCGTAACGCAGGATCAGATTCAGGAGATTAACGGACGACTGACAAGCATACAGATAAATGTTGATAAGAATCAGCAAAACACCACCGATATAAAAGCATTGATGGATGATTTTGCAGACCTACAAGTGAAAGGACTTGAACACCTGGAGAAGATTGTTAAGTACACGAGCGAACTCCCCGAAATGAATAAGAAGTTGGAGAAGATAAGACAGAATACTGAACACTTATAATTAGGGCTAAGATATGACAAGAAAGAACGAATTATACATTAATGGCAAAGACGCTTTCACGACATGGGGGGTATTTCTCAATGATAAGAGTTTATCCTCCCTGCTCGAGCCCGAACCATTAAAAGACCCCGTATCGAACAAAAGCGCAACGATGGACGGTAAGCAGGTCAGAAGAGAATTAGCACCCAAGGTTGACGAACGGGACGTTACTTTAACTGTTCAGATTTATGCAGCTAACCGTTACGACCTTTTCCACAAGCTATTAGCTTTCAAGTCAGAACTAAAGAAAAGGCGTTGTGAGTTCCGTACGTGTTACGAACCTAATGTTATCTATCGGCTTGACTATAAGAGTTGCAGTCAGTATAAGAGCCACCACCGTGGGTTAGCAACCTTCAGCCTTAAGATGAACGAGCCGAACCCCGCTAACCGAGGTAAAGAGGATGTAGACGACTATGAGAATACAGATATTTGATAAGCAAGGACAAAAAGCCTACACTGTCCCCGTAGAGGATAGCAGCGTATATGTGTGGAAGCTGAAAGATTCCGAGTATATACGTATAGTCTTTAATTCAGACTTTGTTCTCCAATTAAAGAAAGGCTATTATACAGACATCCCGACCCTCGGACGCTTCGAGATTGTCACACTTCCAAGCCCTAATGCGAGCAAGAAAGGTGACGGATATGAGTACGAACTTCAGATGGATAGACCGTGGGCGAAATTCAAAAACCGCATAATGTTTATGCAGCGTGGTAGTGTCCTCGGCATGGAATCGAAGTGGAGTTTAACGGACACTATCCGCAATCACTGTAGTATACTCACTGATAACATTGCGCAGTGTGGGTTTACATACAAGGGCGACAATTACCATGTGGTAATACACGAGGGTGTCGATACAGAGAAAAGTAAACTGATATCTTATGACGGAGCAAGCATATTAACCGCCATTGGGAATATTGCCACCGCCTTTGATACAGAGTGGTGGATAGATGGCGACGCAATACATTTCGGACGATGCGAGCAGGGGACAGAAGAAATACCCCTTAACCTACACCGCGAACTATCCAACGTTACCCGTTCAGAGGATAGCAACGTACATGGCACACGTCTTTACGCTTTCGGATCTAATCGCAACCTTAATCCGAACTATAGAAGAAAATTGAAGAACCCGTTTACCATTGAAGCGTGGCAGACGAAGAAAGACGGGAACAAGACGTACGACTGTTTTTGCTTCAAGGATATAGACATACCCGAAAGAGCAATTAACAAGCGTACAACGGCAAAGATAGAAGAACTCACAGAGGCTAAGAAGATAGTTTTTGTTGGTGTTCTTTATGGATCAGACAACACCACACCGCTGAACGGCGGGAAAAACTTCTATCGCTTCGAAGACGGTGTAACCGTTACCCGTAAAGGTCAGCAGAAAGTAAACCTTTCTAACCTTTCCATGATGTACGTGAACCGTTTGTATACCACCCCTATAGATGGACAGGCACAACTCGCAATACAAGGTGTGGCGGATAACCTGCTGCAACTACCTATTGGCACACCATATATCACATATCAGGGAGCCGAGGGGAATGAAGACGACATTGTGGAGATACGGGAGCAGAACAATGATATTTACCCCCGTTGCCTGCTTACTATTGATAGCGTGACGACTGTTGATGCAAGTGAAACGAACGAAGACACGGGAGAGGTAACGAAGTGGAAGGCGTATCGCTTCACGGCAAAGAGGACGCAGGACAATGTTCCCTTTACCTTTGATGATTCATACCTCGTCCAGGAAGAGAATAAACCACTTAGTATTCACTTCGAGAGTGGTAAACTGTCAGGGCTTGAATTTGAAGCACACTTCAATCCCGAGGGGAGGCAGGGCGAAACACGTCTATTCGAGATAACACGCAACACCACCTATACAATAGCACTTCCTAATGAGATAGCGTGCCCCCAGATAGGCGATAAGCTATACCTCTTCAATGTTGATGCGGATATCATAGATAACGGACTGATAGAAGCAGCTGAAGCAGAGTTAAAAGAGTGGGCTGAAAAAGAAATGAAGAAACTTTGCCGTGATGCAGGGACATACACGGGAACCATTAACCCCGTGGAGTGGGGACGCAAACGGTTAGGGTTACTTCAGTACGGTCAGAAAGTGAAGCTAAACGCACCACACCTCATACACACGGAGGACGGAAAGCGAAGCAGTCGTATCATTGCATGTCAGCTTAGACTTAATGACTTGACACAAGGCGATTATACCATCGGCGAAAGTGCAGCTTATAGCCGTAGTGAGAACCTGACAAACAACGTTCAAGAACTTGTATATTTCAACGGACAGATAAAAGATGGTCAAGGAAATATATCTATAGGGCTATACGATAAGCTGATCACGCAGCTTCAGAAAGATAACAAGACGCTTGCAACGTTGGTCGGTGAGAAGTTAAGCAGGTTAAACAGTGATGAGGCAAAGGGGCTTATCACCTTTCTGAAAGGTATTGCTTTCAAAGCAGGCAAGAATATCACCGAAATGGGAGATGCAGAGTTAAGGGACGTTGTTGTGCGCTACTTAACTGCTGAATCACTTAAAAGCGTAGACTTCCACGCAGGGCTATTAGACGGTGCAGGCTTTGGGATATACAAAGACGAATACGGCAAGTCCATCGCAGAGGTTGACAAACTCAATGTAAGGCAGAAAGCAA